TTCATGTGTAAAGGAATTATTAAAATAAGACTCTGGAGTATCTTTTCCTTGCCATACATTTTTTAGTTTAGATAGATCTCTACCTGGAATTGAACCAACCGAAACATTTTCTACTAAGTTCTTGCTAGGTGAAACATCAATAGCTTGTATAGCTTTTAATACTTCATTGTAACTAAGATTACTTAATGGAGCTACTATATTAGCTGCTTTGACATATTGCTTATCTGCAATCAACTTTATGATATCGTTTTTCTTATCTTGCAAAACCCTATCATTTTCAGGGGTGACTAGCCTTTTAAGCTCGTTTTCAGTAACCTGAAGATTGCTTTCAACTACATTATCCATTATTGAATTATAACCCGCTGCGTTTTTAGCTACAACATTATTAGCACTCGTTAGAAAAGTTGATGTTACAGTGGACTTCAAAGAACTAAGAGAGTTAGAAGTAGAAAAAAGATCGTTAAAGGTATTAGTGAGAAAAGATTCAGCATAGATCTCATAGTCATCCATAGCAGCGGTACTACCTGTAGAACTTAAAGGGCTTGAAAGGTCAACATTCTTTCCAACTAAAGATTGAACTTCTGAAGTAGAAGCTCCGACTACATCGGTTAGTACTTTTGCTTGAGCTTCAGGGGATGCAGAAGTAACAACATCGTCAAGTAATCCTGAATTAGATAAATCTGAACTACCTGTTAGAGTCTGTATGTCACTACTAGATGGAACATCTTTAAGAATTTTAGAAGATATTTCAGAATTATTAGTTGAAGTGAGTTCCGCCTGAACAAGAGCACCTGTAACCTGAGCAGGAGCAGAGCCTTCTACATTACTTACAATATCATCTGTTCCATTTAAAGAAGCAAATCCATTATAATTATCTCCGGCATTTACTCCAGCCTTTGACACTTTATTGATAGCAGCCTGAGTCTGAAGCTTATTAAGAAGAGAATGACTCTTCTCTGCGTTTTGAGATTTTCTTAAATTAGAAAAAATACTATGGATGAATTCAGAAGACATTAATTATAATCCACTAATTGAGCTAGTAAGAGCTTTATTATAATCTTCGAAGGCTAGCCTCGCAAACTCTTCTCTTTTCTTTAACTTAGATGCTTTGTTACTTGGGTTTTCATATTTGTCTAAAAATGCCCAAGTGGAGTTCTTATTACTTATCCCACCTTCAAATATAGTAGAGTTAATAAGCTTAGTATATGTACTTGCAAATGCAGCACCATTAGTTATAGAGTCTTTCTGGCCTCTAAGTTCATGTAAGATAAACTCTAACTGTAAGAAGAAGTCATCAGGTTGTTTTTGTCTAAGAGTAGCAAACGCTCTTAGCTTATCTTGACGGTAACCAGCATTAGCTGAATTATTCCATTGAGCAAGACCCCATGAATCTTCACCTTTAACATCTGTAGGTCTAGCTGGATCTAAAGTACTTTCAGCCTGTAGATTACCCACTATACCTGCTGCAGCTACTGGCGTTAACCTATTACCTACAAAGAATTGCATTATTATAACTCTCTTTTGAGCTATAGATGCATCCTCTCTGTAACTTGTTTTTAATTCTAAAGGAATAAACACGCCATCCCTACCTACATTATTATCAGATAAACTAGCAGCATTCCCAGATAAGCCAGCTAGTCTTTTTTGGCTTGTAGAAGGTCTTTCAAATTTATTAAGAGTACCAAGTATAATAGGAGATTGAGATAGGGCACCATCAGCAAATATACCAAACACTGTAGATGAAGGTAATACCTGAGGCACTTTCCCAATACCTGAGATAGCTGACTCTGTAGTAGGTAGCATGCAATCAGCCCAAGGTAAATCTTGAAAGGCGACATCAGGACCATGTATACCATGTATTCTTACTTTAGCTTTTCCTATTGCTGCGCGCTGAGAGCTAACAGCAACAACCGTTCCTAAAAACCATCTTATCTCGTCACCGTAATACATTTTTATCCTTTAAGAGCAGTTTGATTAGATATTCTACCACATTGTAAAGCTACGTTATGGGTTCTTTCTGGAATATCAAGAATATGTCTTTTAGCTAGCATAACATACCTACCTGTATTATTAGTGCTAGTAGTCTCGTCTTTCTTATATGTTCTAACTGATATTTGATTACCTACACTCTTTTCTGTATTGTTAGAATTATCAACAGGTAGAAATAAAAATCCAGGCATTTCTAAATCATACACATTTTTAGTTAGGTATAAAAGAATAGCAGTTTTAAACTCTGGCAATACTGCTTGATAGTAAGTGGACCCTTCATTAAAGCTGTCTATACCTTCAAGAGGGTAGTTAGAGGTAGAGATAACAGAAATGATTTTAGAGTTCATTTCACCAAGAGTCAATTCTGATTTACCGCTTGGATCAACTAGAAAGTCTTCATTAACAAGTCTCTTTAACTCATCACGACTAATAATATTATTATTTTCTAACAATTTTATAACACTGTTAACTATAGAATAATGACGGGTGTTATTTACTGTTTCGTTACCCAAGCTAATATAATTATGTAAAATACCTCCAGCACCTGATTCTACTAATTCAAGCGTATCTTCTAATGCTGTGCCTTTATAATGTCTTAAAGCTGAAGCCATTTTAGCTATATTATTAAGAGGAGTATTTGTCTGAGCTTGAGAATATACAAATGGATTACTCTGATTAAAAGGTTCATTCTCTAAAATAGATTCTAAGTCACATAAAACAAGTTTATCTGAATATAAAGAAGAGTATAAGAAGTAAGGACATCCAGTACGTGTAGTCATACGGTTTAAAACTTCTTGGCAAGCTTGCAGAGGACAAATATATGGTACAACATATCTAAAAGCTTCTTGATAAGAAGGTTTACAGTTAGTAGTATCAAGTTCTATATTAAGTTTATCTTGTAGAATGGTTTGAATTATTTGCTCACCTGTACCTGTATACCCTTTACTGATCTTCTGTACCTTATCATAAAATCCAATATCTTCGATCAGGTCAAACACAAATACATTAGTATAGTCATTATACTTTTCTGCTGAACCAATACTTCTTATAACAAACGTTTTCTTAATGTTTTTAATATACGTTACAGGATAACCAAACTCAATGACTACCTTCTCCGTACCTTCAATGCCAGGAAAATCTAGCAACCCAAAATCATCTACTAAAACTAATTTAGCAGTTAAATAAGGCATACTAATGTGTTCGAATATACTTAACTCTACTGATGTCTGTATAATGTCAAGCTCATCAGATACTTGAGGGCCAACTTTAAATTGACGCCCAGGTATTTTTAATGAAAGTTTTGTTAGATCGAAACTCTCAGGAGTAAAGTTCGTAAGTTGATTCATTGAACAAGAAGCCTTTGATATTCATCTTGTATCTGTCTTGCAACGGCTGGGGTAAAGACTTTAATTTGAGATAACCCATCATTATTTTTTATAAAGATCTCTTGAACTGACTTGCTTGTATATCCTAACGTACTTAGACTAAATGGTAGGTTGTCTACCCCTCCATCAATTTGTCTTGGTAAGTCCACAATGTTACCACTAGCATCTTCATAGTGATGTACAGAAAGATATTGTAGAGCGTTAGATTGAGATACAATGCCAAAGCTATTTGGATCTGCTGCAGGTGATCCAGTCCACAAACTAAGATCTGTCTCGCCTTTTTGAGACCAAAGTTCTTGAGAACCACCTGGAAGACTATAACTTGACAGAGTTACCGTTCCTGTTGCTCTTTCCCCTCTTGACAACTCAGGTTTTGAAAATTCAATAGTAGGAGCGGTTTTGTAATCATCTCCTCCATTAATAACCGTAATTCCTGAAACTTCACCATCTTCATTGAGTTCTGGTACCGCTACAGCTCCTTCTCCATTACCACCTTTAAATGTAATAGTAGGGACTGCAGTATACCCTGACCCAGGATTATCAATAGTAATGGAAGCAACTTCTATTATAGGTTTAACAATAAGATGTCCTAGATCTAAATTCTTTTTTAATATTTTAGCTTTAAACGGAGGATTATCAAAAGTGCCACTATTATCTTTTTTAGCCAGTAGGTCACCTACATAAAACTCCCCTTGAAGATTAGAGTTAGTTTTAAGTGTAATATTTGGATAATAAACTTTGAGATATTCAGTTACTTCAGAAGGAGTAAATGGCCATCCTTGGATTCTTAGCTTTTCATTAAGCATATAAAACTGCCAATAATAATCTGTTGTACCATATAGCGTTTGAGAAAGCACATCAGGTCTCTCTCCGTTAGGTATAGTGACTTCAGTGTATACCGCTACTTGATCGGCTAGCTGATCAATAATATCAATATAGGTAGTTAAGTTTTGAAAAACGGACTGAGAATTCTCATTACCAAAGTTGTAATTAACTAGAGGAAAGTTAGTAAAAAAAGTCATTAACCCGCTCCTCCCACTATAATTTCTGGTCTATCATTTTTAACATCATTTCTATTTAAGGCTCTTTCTTCAATAAAGTTAAGGCTAATATCTACTTCTTGAGGATTACCATCTGTATGAAAAGCCATAGCATTAGGGTTATAAACTGCATCAAAACTCTGAAGAAAACAGGGTAACAATCCAGTAGCTACTTGCTGAGTATCTCCAAACTCTAATCCTCCTGCTTTACTAAAGTTACCATATTCCATAGTAATATTAAACTTGGAGGGATATTTAAGAGTCAAGCTGGTTCCTTGAGTTTCATCTAAGGCAGCTCCAATATCCGGATACATGGCAATTCTAAACCACTTTATCATTTTATTTATGATATCAGCCTCTTGTGCGGAGGTAGGTATAAGTTTAAACTGGAACCTAAACGTCCTTAATGCAACACCATTTAAGATATTTCTATTGTTAGGATTGATAGTAACTCCTGTAGACGTTGCGACTGCTCCGGCAATTTGGGGTGCATTAAAACGTCTCGCTGTTCTTTGTACTGCTGCCGCAGCGCCTGCATCTCCTAAGTCACCAAATGCTGCGGATGAAATATCTTCCATAACTGATTTTAGAGCATCGCCTGCAAGTCCTAACGCGCTGGTTCCTGCTGCTACTCCTTGCATAGCTGTTGCACCAATTGCTCCTAATTCAATACTACCGTATTGTATATTGTCAGAAATTTGAATAGATTGAGGCAAAAATAAAACAACTTCACCTTTGTTTGTTGTGTTGTTTGCTTTGCCTTTTACTGGAGAAAAAGCTTCCCCTCTAAAGTTATTATCTGTTATTTCTCCTGAGATTCCAGCAGCTGCAGCTGTACGAAATGCTAACCCTGATAAACTTTGATAATCTTCGTCAAACGCATGAAATCTAATCAACCCTCTATAATCATCTTGGTTCTCAATAGGAAAGGTATAACGAGGATTATACTCATTAGCCTTCGTTTTAAATGGCTCACCGTGGGTATTAGGAAATTGCATACGAGTACCTATAAATAGAATTTTATGAGATTATTTATATGGCTTATTCAGGTAAATATAGAGTAAAGCATCGAAGTAAGTATACAGGAAATCCTGACAAGGTCGTTTACAGGTCTATGTGGGAGCGCTATTGCTTTGTTTGGTGTGATAATAACCCCAACATAAAAAGTTGGTCATCCGAAGAAGTGGTTATACCATATCTTTGGGATGTAGATAAACGTATGCATCGTTACTTTATGGATCTTAAAATAAGTTACAAAGATGGTAGAACTATACTAGTAGAAGTAAAGCCAGATAAAGAAACTAAACCACCTAAACGACCAGATAAATCAAAACGCTATATTAGCGAAGCAATGACTTATGTAAAGAATATGAACAAATGGGAGGCTGCTAATGAATACGCCAAAGATCGTGGATGGGAATTCCAGATATGGACTGAAAAGACTCTTACTGAAATGGGTATCATGCCTAAGCAAAGCAAAAAGGGAGGATTAAAACCTTTGAGAGCTTTGAAACCTATCAGTAGAAAAAAAGTATTGAAAAAGAGATAAATAACGTTATGTCAAATTTATTTCAGAAAATAGAACAAGACGCTTTTAGAGCAGGTATTACACCACGCACTCAACAGTCGCGTGATTGGTTTCGTCGTAAGGTACAAGGTATTAGACGGATTAACAGAAATCAATTAATGAAGGATGAGCAGTTATCCTTAGGTAGTAGACGTCTTATTGGATCAATGCAAATGTTTTTCTATGATCCTAAACATAAAGACAAGCTACCTTTCTATGATAGCTTTCCTCTTACTATCGTTTTAAGTCCTGCTCCAAATGGTTTTATGGGTCTTAACTTACATTATTTACCTCCTATTCTTAGAGCTAAGTTTCTCGACTCTTTGTTAGATATTACTAATAACAATAGATATGATGAGAGTACTAAGTTTAATGTTACCTACAACACTCTAAAGAGAGCTGCAAAGTTTAAGTATTTTAAACCTTGTGTAAAGCATTATCTAGCCGGTCATGTAAGAAGCAGGTTTGCTGAAGTGCATGCCCCTGAGTGGGAAATCGCTGCATTTCTTCCTACTGCAGATTGGCAAAAAACAAGTGCAGCTGCTGTATATTCTTCTTCAAGGAAAATGATCTAATGATAGATAAATTTAAAGGTCTTATATCTCAAAAAGATGGAATGGCAAGGTCAAACGTATTCCAAGTTATTCTTCCTTCTATTAATGGAGTAACAGGAGAAGAAATAAATCTTTTATGTAAAGACGTACAACTACCAGGCAGACAAATCCTAACTAATGAGCGCCGTATCGGAATGCAGAATGAAAAGATTCCTTATGGATACGCAGTAACAGATACTAGTATGACTTTTCATTTACTTAATGATTATGGAGTACGTAAGTATTTTGAGACTTGGCAAAACTTAGCAGTAAACCAAGAAACAAAAGAGGTAGGGTATCAAAAAGGAAAAGAAGGTTACGCTAAAACTATTCTAATAAGACAGCTTAAAAAAGGTTTTGGTCTTCCTGTATATTCTACGCCACTTGGGCTACCAAAGCTGCCGGCAGAAATTCAAAGCCGATTGCCTAAAATCGGGCCATTTGATTTTGCACAAGGAGAACTTGATTTAGATTTTGTTACAAAAGATCAAGTGATATACAGCTGTAGACTTATAGATGCGTTTCCTACCTCTATGAGTGCTATACAATTAAATAACGAACTAGACGGTTTGGTTGAGCTTAATGTTCAGTTATCTTACACTAACTGGGAACCAGTAGAGTTCGGAGTAACAAACGCAACTGAAAAATTTATTAAAACACAAATAGGGACCGCACTTAGCAGAGCATTTTCGTAAAGGATGAAATGAATGGCACTACCCAAATTAAATGATGTACCAAAGTATGAACTAACTATACCATCTATAGATAAGAAGATTTATTTTAGACCGTTTTTAGTTAAAGAGCAAAAAGTATTAATGATGGCTCTAGAGACTCAAGATGATAAACAAATCTTAAAATCTATTACTGATACTATTGAAGCTTGCTTAGAAGATAATATCAATGTAAAATCACTAGCTACGTTTGATGTAGAGTATATGTTTACTCAGATTAGAGCTAAGAGTGTTGGTGAAACAACTGATATTATGATATCATGTAAAAATTGTGAAACTAATAATAAAGTAAACATCAAGCTTGATGAGATAAAAATAGAAGTAAATAAAGAAGACCAAACTATTGAATTAAACGACACATTTACTGTAAAAATGCGTTACCCTAAATACGCTTCGATGCTTAATCAAGAAAGTGCAGATACAAGCGTAACTAAAGTATTATATGATCTGGTAATGACTTGTTTAGATGAATTGAGAACTGAAGAAGAAATTATTAAATTTGATGATGAACCGGAAAGCGAAGTTCAAAGTTTTATTGAAAGTCTCACCACGGAACAGTTTGATAAGCTCTTAGCTTTCGTTAATGGACTACCAAGTTTAAAGCATGATGTGGAATTTAAATGCACACATTGTAAAGAAGATAACCAATTAACACTACAAGGATTAGCTGATTTTTTCTAATTAACCTCTCCCATGATAGTTTAACAAGCTTTTATATGACAAACTATCAACTAATACAAAATTTCAAATATTCTTTACATGATATAGAATATATGATACCATGGGAGAGGGAGATATACTTATCAATGTTAAAAGATGATATTGAAAAAGAAAAAGAAGAAATGCAGCGACAGCAAATGCAAAGGTAAATAGATGAGTTCTTTAGCAGCAGTAGTAGATACACTACAAGAACAAAACAGATCAATGGAAACTGTTAAAGATGGTATTCTCACTCTTGTTAGAGAAAGTGAAAACGCCCGTGTTGCTTACGAACGAGGGGCTGGAGATAGAGCAGAATCTGCCAGAGAGAAAAGAAAAGAAAAGGCAGCAAGAGTATCAACTCCTAGCTCATTCACAGGTGGAGTTAAGCAAGGACTAGGTCTCACCGCTTTGGCTGATATGGCAGGTAATCTATTTGGAGGTATGCTTGGCGGAGGTTTAGCGGCTTCTATAGGAGTACTTGCAGGTGGTATTCTTAAGAAAGGTGCTATTGCAGGTCTGGCAGCAGTATTTCTAGGCGATGCAATAGAAAAAGCTTTAAGTTCATTTGGGTTTAACCTTACTGATGAACAACAGTCTGATGTT